GCTTGGGCTCTGCACCGCCATTTTGTTTTGTTGTGGCTTGGTTGTAGAAGCTTTTGCGTGCGGTGTGGTGGCTTTAATTGTAGCGATTGGGGGCTTGAAGTGATGGACTTAAAGACTTATTACAAAATACATGTGTATGATTATGGCTATAACAAGGGCTACGAAAAGAAGAAGAATATACTTCTTGACGACATCTATTTTAATGACGAAATGGATTTTTTCATATGTGCAGATTATTATGGCTCATATGTTGGGGATGTGGATGCTTGGCATAAAGAAGACGAAGCTTTTTTGAGGGGGCTTGGTTTTGATAAAGAAGATTTTGTAGAGGAGTAAAAATGAAACAGATTCAAAACAAGGTTGAGTATAAGAGCTTAGATGAGTTGTTTCATCTAGATAACAATCCTCGCACCATTACGGAAGAAAGCATGAATAGGCTTGTAAAGTCAATCAAAGACAACCCTGATTATTTTGAAGCTAGACCGATTATCTGCTCAGATAGAACTGGCAAGCTCGTCATAATTGCTGGCAACCAAAGGCTCCGTGCGGCTGGAATCGCTGGATTGACTGAAGTGCCGGTGGTGACGATTCATGGCTTAACAGAAGAGCGTGAAAGAGAGATTACTATTCGTGACAATGTCGAGCTTGGCGATTGGGATATGGACTTGTTGGCGAACGAGTGGGAGGTTGAAGATTTGAGTGAGTGGGGCGTGAATATCGAAAAAATCAGCGACCAAGAATTGGAAGATTTTTTTGCTAATACCGAGAATGATGCTTCTGAGAGAAAACAGAAAATGATAACTTGTCCGGAGTGCGGTCATGAATTTTTGGAGTAAATATGAGAATCTTTATGGCTGGGGGAATTACTGGAAATTTGAAACCATTATTTACAAAACTTGTCGAAGGATCAGAAATGAAAGTATTTCTGGCAGGTCTTAATGGGAGAAGGGATTTCCTTCTAGAAGAAAGGTTAGAAGAAGAAATGAAAGTATTTCTGGCTGGCACTATGTATGGAAACCAGGCATCAGCAATCGAAAAATTAAAAATCAAGAAACCATTGCCCGCAATTCTTGAAAGCTTCTATTATGCTGATGAAGTGGTTGAAAAATTAATACCATTTTATGATGATTTTCTGCTTGACTCTGGGGCGTTTACTTACATGACAGGAAATGGCGGTTCTGTAAACTGGGAAGAATATATTGATACTTATTCTAATTTTATAACCCGGAATAAGGTCGATAAATTCATTGAACTAGATATAGACTCAATTGTTGGATATGACGAGGTGAAAAGACTTCGTAAAATACTCATAGAAAAAACCGGCAAGCAACCAATTCCTGTATGGCATAAATCGAGGGGGAAAGAGGAATTCTTGAGAATGTGTGAAGAGTTCCCATATGTTGCGATTGGTGGGATTGTGACAAAGGAGATAAAAAAATCAGAATATAAATTTTTTAACTGGTTTATTAATCAAGCTCATCAACGAGGCACAAAAATTCATGGATTAGGACTGACTAGCTTTGATGCTATGGAAAAATATAGATTTGATAGCGTGGATAGCTCATCCTGGACATCTGGCAACCGCTTTGGACATATATGTAAATTTGATGGCAGAAGGGTGAGGAATATCAGTCCACCACAAGGTAAAAAACTTAGCGATTCAAGACTAGTGGCGATAAATAATTTTAACGAATGGGTGAAATTCAGCAAATATGCTGAAACGTATCTATGAGAGAAGGAGAGAATGCTAAAGAAGTGATTGGCAATCAAAAAAAGTTGTATGCAACTAACCAACTATAAAATAACTAAAGAAAGGGAAAGAATGAAGATACTAGTATTGTCTAGTGGCGGAGTGGATAGCACCACTTGTATCGGCATGGCTGTCAATAAATACGGTCATGAAAATGTAGCCAGTTTATCAGCTTTCTATGGACAGAGACATGATAAAGAACTAGACTGCGCTGAAAAGATCGCAAAGTATTACAACATCAAACATATCGAGATGAATTTATCTCAAATTTTTAAGAATAGTAATTGTTCGTTGTTAGCTCAAAGTTCAGAAGAAATCCCGGAGGGGAGTTATGGAGAACAGATCCGTAATAATAAACGGGTTTCAACTTATGTCCCGTTCAGGAATGGACTTCTTCTAGCAACAGCTGCTAGCGTAGCAGATAGTATATTTCCAGACCAAGAGGTCGCAATATATTATGGGGCACATTCAGATGATTATGCTGGCAATGCGTATGCAGATTGTTCAATAGAATTTACTGAAGCGATGAATAATGCTATTATGATCGGCTCTTATAATAAAATACATCTTGAAGCGCCATTATTGAACTGTAATAAAACTGAGGTAGTTAAAATAGGGCTAGAATTGAATGTCCCATATGAACTTACTTGGTCTTGTTATAAAGGCGGCGATTCACAATGTGGTATTTGTGGAACTTGTATAGATCGCAGACAAGCTTTCAGAAATAACGGGGTAGAAGACCCTGTAAAATATAAGGATTAATTATTAAAGGAGAAGGAATGAAAAATAATTTGAGAAATGTAAAAATGAGTTGGCTAGTAATTACAGCCATAGTGTCGTATGCTATAATTGCCATTTCGACAGATATGTTTGCTAACAAAATGTTAGACATTTGCGGACTTACTTTAGCTGGTGGTATTTTAATGATCCCATTCAGCTTCACTATTCGCGATTTAATTCATAAACTTATCGGGTTCGATAATGTGAAGAAAGTCGTTTGGATTACAGCGATAGTTAACTTGCTTATAGCTGCGCTTCTTATTGTTTTAGATTTAATTCCAAGTGCAGTGCCAGGACAACAAGAAGCTTGGCATGCCGTAATGGGAGCGAGCTGGAGAGTGATTATCGCATCATTCATAGCGCAACTTGTTTCTGATTTAGGCAATACATATGTTTATCAATGGGTTTGGAATAAGCTTGGCAAAAAACATATTTGGCTCAGGACGGTAATTTCGAATATACCGGCGACTTTCCTTGATTCTGCTCTATTCAGCTACATTGCTTTCTGGGGCGTATTAGAACCGAGCATTATCTGGGCATCAGTAGTAAGCGCCTTTATTGTCAAGTATGCGTTGTCATTAATAGCGACCCCATTGACTTACTTGAGCGAAGAAAAGAAGGAAGGAGAATAAGATGGATTTATTCATACAAATATGCGGGATAATAGCAACAATCTTGGTATTTGTATCCTTCTTGCCAGCGAATATCAAAACTATTCGCTGGCTAAATTTAATAGGATCAGTATTCTTTGTAATTTATGGATTCAGCGTGGGGGCTATATGGAACGGCTTGACAAATGCGGGTTTATTATTTGTTCAAGCTTATCACCTGAGAAAAATTTATAGAAAGGAGAAGAATGAGCAAGTATAATTCACTAACAGACGAGGAACAAGCAAAATATCTCAAGAATGACTACGGGATAACTAAAATAAGACTTTACGAAACGATTCAGCATTGGTGTCCACTCGGGGATCAAGTCGGAACTACAAAATATAGAATGGAGATCATACCAGGAGAACAGTTGGCAGAACTATGTGATTTGCATGCTAAATTCCTCTCAATGATAAAAACCACTTATTCTCTAGAGAGTGGGCTAGGATTAATTCTAAAGATACTTAAAGAAAGTTATCCAGATGCTAGATACATAAAGGTTATTGCAGAATGTCCCACCAATAAACACATGGCTTGTGATGCGGAAATTGAATGGGAAGAAGGGAAATAAAAATGAGTAAACAACACACCTATGAAATTGAAACAACAGAGGGGATTGATTATCTAGTGCTAGACTTGGGTGCTGATATTCGGGAACAGTTTGAGTTATACAAAAATGACGAAGCTGGAGAACATTTTAAGGACGCTGAACTTATATCTTGGGAAAGGGTAAACTAAAATGGAACAAAATAGCAACGCCACAAAGCAGGCGAATGTCAAGGCTGGTCGTGGCGGTATAGTGCCGCCGGTTGAAAGACAGTTTGGCAAACCAAATGGCAACCCTCGCCATAATGGCGCTTGGAAGAAAGAAGATACGGCTCGCTACAAGCTGGAACAGATGCTCAAGCTGTCTGAGGACGAATTGAGAACTCTGGCCGGTGACAAAGAAGCACCACTATTTGAACGCAAACTTGCCACCTGTATTGCTAAAGGTCAGTGGAAAGAAATTGAAGGCATGATGAACCAAGTCTACGGAGCGCCGAAAGTTATACAAGAAAATCACAACATTGAATACAAACCACTTATTGACCTAACCAAACGAAAGAAGAATGGCGAGTCTTAGCGTAATTATACCGGTCTATAATAAAGCACCATTCCTACGCCGGTGCTTAAATTCTATTGTGAAGCAAATCGACAGAGATACGCAGGTCATTATTATTGACGATGGCTCGACAGACGGTTCTGGTGCTATATGTAATGAATACAAAAAACACGGTTTTGAAGTGCATCATACAAAAAATCGTGGCGTGTCTGAAGCTCGCAATCTTGGCATCAAATACGCTAAAGGCGAGTGGTTGACCTTTATGGACGCTGACGATGCTTATACGCCAGACGCTTTTGCGATTATGAAAAAGTTCGCTGATGCGAACCCAAACAACATTATACAGTTCGGGCATCACCGGCATCTGATAGGCCACACTTACCCAGCAATTCGTAATTGGGGTCAAGGGACTTATCGCTATGACGAAGTATCACGCCAATGGGTGGCTGTTTGGAACAAAATGTATAAGACCGAATTCGTGAAGCCAATCAAATTCATCAAAGGGCTTCAATTCGGCGAGGATGAGATGTTTATTATCGAGTGTCTGCTAAAGAACGGCTCGTTATACCACGCACCGCAAAATCTTATGCACCACTATTTTGACGACAAGGAAAGCTTGACGAGGAAAGACAACCTGCCAAACGATAAGCTTGAGGGGTTGATTGTTCAGCTTGAGAAGAAGCGTGACAAGCTCAAAGACCAAGAACAAAAGGCGTGGCTTGACAAAATTATCGCCAAACATCTTGGCAGCAGCACCTTTACAAGCAGGAACTATCACCGAGCAGCCGGAAAATATGATGTGGTCTATTTTTTGAAAGAAGCTGAGCATAACGAGGAGTTGCGCTATTCATTACGCTCGGTCGAGAAGAACTTGCGCTACCATAAGGTCATATTCTATGGCGGTTGTCCTGTAAACTTAAAGCCAGACTATTACTTCACCAGACCGCAGACAGAAGCTTCAAAATGGGAGCGTGTTCGTGAGTCTATTCGGGCTTGTTGTGAGAATGACAACATCACGGAAGACTTTTGGCTATTCAATGACGACTTTTTTGTTATGAAACCAATGAGCGAAAATATGCCGCCACAATACAACGGCGACTTAAAAGACCGCATTCGAATTGTTGAGGAAAAGCACGGCTATGAAATAGAATGGACGAGAAGACTGAAGCACCTAGTGACAACGCTTGAAACGGCTGGCAAAGGCACCAAGAATTATGCTGTTCACAAACCAATGCTGATAAATCGCAAGAAAGCACTCGAAGTTCTAGACAAGTTCCCAGACGAGCCGATGTTTCGGGCGTTATATGGAAACTATTGGAAGATCGGTGGCGTGTCAAAGCATGACATGAAAGTCCGGCGGTTGACCTGTTCTACTAGCAAGATTATGCACTGGGAATTCATATCGACACAAGACGATTCGTTTAGGAGCGGTAATGTAGGTCATTGGGTGCGCCAAGCGTTCCCAAACAAAAGCAGGTTCGAGGTATAGCATGGCAAGAACGACAGCGTTGAACAAAATCGAGCAAACGTTCTACGAACCGACATTCTATAAAGTAATTCAGGGCGGAATGTCGGCTGGTAAGACTTTTGCTATATTGACGCTTCTTGTAGGCTATGCTGATTCTTATGCCGAAAGCTTAATTACTGTGGTTGGTTTAAGCTACCCACACCTAGAAGCTGGTTCAATTCGTGACTTTATTAAAATTATGAAAGAAGTCAATCGCTGGGACGACGAACGCTGGAACCGTTCAGCTAAAACCTACACGTTTGCCAATGGCTCCGTGATTGAATTCAAGAGTATTGACCGCATGAGTGCTCGTGGCCCAAGGCGTGATGTTCTATTCGTGAACGAAGCCAACGGTATTACTTATGAAACGTTCCAAGAGCTTGCTGGTCGCACCAAAGACCTTGTCGTGATTGATTACAACCCGTCAGCGAAGTTCTGGGCTCATGAGGAGCTTGTGGAAAAGCAACCAAATGACACGAGCTTCGTTATTTTGACCTATCTCGACAATGAAGCGTTGAGCACAAGAGAAGTCCAAAATATAGAGGGACGAAAGCCAAAAGATGGCGAGCAACCAAGTAATTGGTGGGTTGTTTATGGCTTGGGTCAAATTGGTTCACTTGAAGGCAACATCTACTCAGGTTGGCAAGAAGCGACTGTTGACAAAATTACAACAGAAGGCAAGCTGGTGCGTTATGGTCTAGACTTTGGCTTCAGTAATGACGAAACCGCTCTTGTGGCTGTTTACGATCTACCAGACCAAAAGCTTGGCGTGGTCGAAGTATTATATCGCAAGGGGCTTTTGGGCAGCCAATATGGCGACATCTTCAGACAACTCAATATCGACCCGACCGTTCTCATAATTGCCGATTCAGCACGCCCAGAGATTATCGCCGAAATTCGCAAGGATGGTTTTAGATGTATCGGTGCCGACAAGAACGCTGGCTCTGTATTGCGTGGCATTGATCGAGTGAGCCAGCAGCAGATTATGTTTGCCGGCGACAACTTAAAGCGTGAATACCTTAGCTATGCGTGGCGAGCCAAGCGAAGTGGCGAGATTGTGGACGAACCTCAAGACGGCAATGACCACTTGATGGACGCTTTACGCTATGCCGTGGACGATCTAGCAAAAACCCCTATCGAATACGCAAAGCCGAGATAATTGCCACAGTTTCGTTTTGATTACATAATTCGGGGCATGGGAATACTGTCGAAGATGCTCAAGAATGGGCAACAAAAATCAAACACCTATTCGGGGGTGGTGAACATGGGTTCCTACGGAATGCTAGGCAACCCGTTCGCAGGTTATAGGACAGGGAGTTATGACAACAACTTCTCTGCTATATCCAAAATTGCCGAAGCGTTCGCAGAAGTCATGCCGTATGCGGTTGACTCTAAAGGCGAGCGACTAAAAGAAACACCAGCCGCTGTGGCTGCGTTATACAATCCAAACCGCCAGATGAGTGGTGTGAAGTTCTTCGAAACACTTATTACAATGGCGCTTGTCCACCCAACTGTCTATGTATTGGTGTGGCGAAAGGACGGACGAGAAGCTAAACCAGGAGCACCGTTCACTCCAGAGTCAATTGTGGGATATACGTTCTTGGAAAATCCTTCGGTTGATTACCGTGACGACAAGATTATCTATCGCACGGGCTCCGCTACTTATACCGACCGAGATGTGATGCAAATCAGCTTGAATATCAATCCGTATTCGCTATTGGCTGGCTATTCACCAAGCTTGGCGGCTAAGAAGTGGGCGACTATTGACGATTATGTTGCTGATTATCAGGGCGGCTTCTTTGCCAATGGTGCTATACCTGAGGGACAATTCATTATTACCGCCAGAAGTGCCGAAGAATTCAATAATACCGTTGATTATCTTGAGCGAAAACACCGTGGTGCTAAACAGAGTGGCAAGGTCAATTATGTTCACCGTGTCATGAATGATGCCGGTCAAGCTGGTGCCGCTCAAATCGAGTGGGTGCCATATGCTACCAGCAACAAAGACTTGACGCTTCAATCTATCTTCGACCAAACAAACAAGAAAATTGACATGGCGTTTGGCGTGCCAGAAGAAGTCAAGGGCTATCTCCAGAACAGCAATTATGCAAGCGCCGAAGTTGCCGATTATGTGTTCGCTCGCCGTGTCGTTTACCCGAAACTAATAAAGATATGGGGACAATTCACTCATGAACTTAACAGAATTACGGGTGGCTTAGGTTATGCTATTACTTTTGACTATGATATGCCGATGCTGTCTGACGAAGTTAAAGTTAAAGCTGATGCGGAAAAAGTCCGTGTTGAAACCTTGACGACATTACTTAATAATGGGTTCAGCTTAGAAAGTTCAGTCCAGGCTTTAGGCTTGCCAGAAGACTACTTGAAATTGACCGAAAATCAAACCGCTGTAGAGCCCGTAGAAGCCGTGGAAGAAGCCGAAGCTGAGGAAACTACCGTTTCGCAACAGGAAACCTCAGCAAAGCGCTTAAACGTGGCAAATAAGGTGAAAGCCGCTATGGCGAACCCTAAAGTCTATGCTGAAGTCAAGGCTTATATGCAAAAACAGGTCGATGCGGCCGTTGCCGATATGCACTTCAACACGGTTGCCGAAGCACAAGAATTCGCAGACAAATTATGGACGCAACTTGAACCAATTCTACAAAAATTCGGCACGAAGCAATGGGAGGAAGCAGACGGCACGATCATTCGTGAGATTGGCGCTGTCTTGCCGGCAGGCGTGTCTTATGCTGTGTCTGAAGGCTTAACTAAAGCATACAAAGATTACCTGAATGACGTTTCGCTGAGCTATACCAATGACACCAGCAACTCAATCAAGAATGTTCTCGGTAAAGGCGAGATTCTTGAATGGACACCAGAAGAATTGAAAGAGAACTTGCGCAAGATTATGGACACAGACGAATGGCGAGTCCAGAGATTGGCACGAACCGAAACGCACCGCTCTGAACAACTTGGTGGTCTTGACGCTATGCGAGAGATTCAAGACCTAACAGGGGTCGAGATAAGCAAAGTCTGGCACGTCAATCCATTCACCCCGAATCATTGTGGCGAGTGTCTTGATCTAGACGGTAAAGTGGTGCCACTTGGGAGCGACTTCGGGGTCGAGTTCGAAGCTGGCATGACCGAGGCAGCGAGTGCTCACCCGAATTGTAATTGTTATCTGACCTATGTCGTGTCAAGCGTGCCGGCTAAAACCGTCAAAGTGTGCTGTCCAAAATGCGGCCGCTACCTATTCGAAAGCGAGGGCGGCGTGGCAAAGAACGTTATATGCACCAATTCAAAGTGCAAGAAGCATCTCGACATAGAAGTCAAGAACGGCAAAATAAATGCGAAGGAGCACAAAAATGATTAAAGCTACAACCCCAACCCACATATTCACGTTTCCAGAGGAAGTGGTTCCTGCTACTTGTGCCAAGATTCAAATCACCTATTCGCAAGAAAATGACCGAGCTTGTAGGGTTCGGGAGCAAGTTATTTTGGAAAAGAACAAGGCTGATGTGACGATTGACGGACAATCTGTGTCAATTGAATTGACTCAAGAAGAAATGAACCGATTCAAACCGGGCGTGGCACAGATTCAAGTCCGTGCTAAAGACAGCTCAGATAAAGTCATGGCGAGTCAAATCTTTAATGTGAAAGTCAAAAAAGTATTAAATGAGGAGATTTTGTAATGGAATTTGACGAACAACCACAAGAATTCAATGTAGACTTCGGAGAAGTCACCCGAAGCGGTGGCGGTGGTGGCGGTGCCGTGAATAGCGTCAATGGCAAGACCGGTGATGTTGTGCTTGACGCTGAAGATGTCGGCGCTTTACCAATTTCGACTACAATACCTGAAAAAACCTCTGACATTGAAAATGACGGGGCTGATGGCACTTCTACTTATGTTGAAGCTGATGAATTGGCAACCGTAGCTACAAGTGGCAAGTATAATGACTTGAGCGGCAAACCAAGCTTGGCAAGTGTAGCTACCTCTGGGAAATATACAGACTTGACCGATACCCCAACAATACCTTCTACCGCTAGTGATGTTGGAGCTTTACCTGATTCGACTAAATATGGTGCAAGCATATCGGCAAGTGGCACGACTTTGACGCTCGAAGACCAAGACGGTGAAACATTATCGACCGCAACCACTCAAGACACTACATATTCAAATTTTACAGGCACGGACGGACAGACCGCTGGTGCTTCAGGTCTAGTGCCAGCACCGGCTACCACGGACGCTGGCAAGTTTTTGAAAGCTGATGGAACTTGGGATACCGCAGGTGGTGGTGGCCCGACAGTCGTTCAAACTATTGGCTCATCTACTACGGACGTTATGAGCCAAAAAGCTGTGACCGATACTATATTCGCTAATAGTGATGATTCTAAGATTAGAATTGGCAATTCAAACCAAATAGGTTCTTGGGGCATATCTATCGGTTCAAGTGCAGCTCAGTCTAGCAGCGCCCAACGTGGTACTAATGTCGGCGGCGGTAGTTCAGTATACGCTACGGCTGGAACTGCTATCGGCAACAATGCATCAGTCAGTAACTCTAATTATGCTGGCGCAGTTGCCCTGGGAGCGTATGCTAAACCAACAGCAGCCGGACAGGTCTATATCGGAAGCAGCCAGATAAATTATGGCTACAATACGACTAATTATCGCTTGCTTTCAGGGTTGTATGACGGCCAGTCCGACCACGACGCCGTGACCGTTGGACAAATCAATGCTCTGATTGACGCTATTAACACTGCCGCAGGAACAAATATATCGCATATAGGGAGCTAATTATGAATGACGTTCTGCTAGCTTTTATTGCAATTATACCTACAACCACCACTCTTATTGTTGGTGCCTTACAAGACAGGGCCGGCAAAAGGCGATCGTCTCGCAATGCTATCACGGGCTTGATTATCGAAGACCATGTTCGTGTAGCTGAAGGAAAAGCACCAGAAAACGAGCAAGCTATTCATGAAGAGTTTGACATCTACAAAAAAGCGGGTGGCAATTCTTATATTCAAGGAAAAGTTGAAAATTATGACAGGTGGCATTCACAACTTAAAGTAATAAAGAAGGAAGGAGCAAAAGATGCCAAAATCTAATATCAACCTTAAGAAGCTCGACTGGAAAGCAGTCGTGACGATACTCGCCACGCTACTGATTGGTCTTGTCGGCGGTTATGCGATAAATGTAGCATATGACCCCGAAAAGGACACGATTGAAGTGGACGTTGAAAGCGAGTATTCAATCGAATTGTCTGAAGAACAGATACCAGCCGTCATTACAACTGAGAACGGCAAAACAGAA